ATGAATTTATCTACAAAAGGATATTTATTAAATAAGCAATTAGGCGAGGATGGAGATTCAGATTGGGGTAGGCAAATATTTACAGAATATCCGATGAGCTCACAAAAACAAGGTGGCCCAATTAAGCAATACGGGCACGGTGGTCAAGCTGATAAAGGAGCTTATCCGGCTAAGGATATTGAAATGCTAGAGAAATATCCCACAGCATATAAGTTTTTTATGGATAGAAGGGGACAGAAATCATATTATCCAGAGCAAGATACCTTAGCTGCTAGAATGTTTAGGGGTGAAATTAATCCCAACGAAGCCTTCTCAAAAGCTTTAATGCTTCCCGCAGGTCAAGAAAAAGGACAAGCTCCTCCTAGGAAACATCAAGAAATGCGTAATCCAACAGTATATGGCCCTCCCGTTGAAATGATGGGGCCTGCGCCAGATACAACTGGTAATGCATTACAGCATATGTTGAATCAATTAATGATGAGAGACGTTAATCAAAGCGTTAACCCGTTTACTGGTGATACTATTAATACCATGCTGGACTCTATGCGGTTAAAACAACAAATGGACAAGTCCAAGATGCCTAGAACTGGTCGCAAAAAGATGAGGCAGGGTGGCCCTGTAATGTATGCGAATGGTGGTCAGGTTGGGGCGGGGCAACCGTTAGGGAGAATGGGCCCCGAGAACATGGGAGAGGTGACAGGTATGCCGCAACTCGGTTCTATAAGCCGCCCTGAGTTTGAGGCGATAATGGAGTATGGAGGGCCGCCTCAAGCTAGTGACTCTTTAATGGCATCCGCGGGTCAAGATAAGAGAGTTAAGCCGGTAGACATATATAGCATTTTGGGTGGCGAAGGGCAAACAAAAGCCAAGCTTGAGATACCAAAGCTATCTACAGCGTATCTTCCATCTTTTGGAATGGAAACGCCATTGTCTAAAAGGCAACAAGCCGCTTTGTTTAGAAAGGGGATAGCACCCCAAACTTTAAATCCACAGGTTAAGGGTTTAATTAACAGAGCTTTAGTGCAGCGACTAACCAATGAGGATGATTAATGGTATTGGACACAGATAAAAGAGCGGAATATAATCAGGATTTATACCGCCGCTGGCGCAATGCCCGTACCGATTGGGATACAGAAGCCAGATATGATGTAGACTTTTATCATGGGAATCATTTTACCAGTGAAGAGGTAGATGAGTTACAGTCCCGCAATCAAGCTGATGTGCCAATGGATAGAATTGGGCCAGCTATTGAAAAATTTAAAGCAGTTTTAACTTCCAGACCACCGGCCTTTACGATGACCCCCAGAGAAGACTCTGATGTAAAGGTTGCTTCTGTATGGAGAACAATCATGGGATATGTTTGGGGGAACTCAAATGGGGACTGGCAGTTGAAACAGGCTATTCACGATTATGCCACTACCGGCATGGGGTATTTATATGCTTATATAGACCCTGAATCAGATTTTGGTAGAGGCGATGTCAAGTTCACTTACGTCAATCCGTTCAGGGTATATGTCTCTCCGAATACTCGCAATAGATGGTATGATGACGCCGAAGGTGTTATCCTCTCTACAATCCTCACGGGTGAACAAGTCGTCAGCCTCTACCCAGAATTAGGCGAACAAGAAAATCCAGAAACAGGAGAAAAAGAATTAGGAATCATCCAAGACCTTGACACTTATTTAGAGGAAGATTACCCCGATGCTATGAATAGCAACGGTAAGAAGGTCTTTACCCCCGCAGAGGCAAAGGATTTAGATTACTTTGAAAGAAGTAAATATCAGATTTTAGAAAGATTTTACAAGGTAAAGGTTGACTTTTACCGTGTGATAGATATGCAGACTGGTGAAGAGGCTGTCTTTAGTGAGGATGAGTACCAAGAGTTTCTGGAAAATAACCGTGAGCAGTTAGAGGCCAGCCAATATGAAGTTATTCCAGTTAAACAGACTCGGGTTAAAGTGTGTGCAAGTATTGGTCAAATCGTTCTCTATGAGACCATCCTTAATACCGACCAGTATCCAGTCGTACCTATCCCAAATTTATTTACAGAGACACCTTATCCAAAGTCAGATGTATCGAGGGCTCGTCCAATGCAGCGCCTACTTAATAAGCTTTGGTCGCTGGCTCTTTCTCATGCTCAGGCATCTGGCGGGTTAAAACTGTTAGTACCTCTAGGTAGCGTGGAGGACTTGGGTCAATTGGAAAGAGACTGGGCTAACCCCAATGCGGTTATAGAGGTAGACTCTACACAGGGGGAACCACATTTCCCAGCCCCTCAGCCATTGGCTGGAGAGTTTTATAAACTAATTCAACAGTGTGAGTTCTATATTGATTTCACATTTGGATTACCAGAGATGATGCACGGGTTTGCAGAAAAAGCACCCGAGACAGTTAAGGGTACTGAAAGAATGATTGCCCTTGGAACTGAGAGACCCAAGTCAAAGTTGAGGGATATTGAATTTAGCATCAACAGGCTAGGTCAGGTATTATATAATCTAGCTAAAGGTCATTATACTTATAGGAAGATTTTCCGTCTCAATAGCGCAAACAATGACATGACCGAAGTGATGGTCAATCATTATGATGATAAGACTGGCGCTATATTAGATATTAAAAAAGAACGACACAATTTAGGACAACATGATTTAAGAATTGAACCGGGTTCTACCCTACCTACGAATAAGTGGGCGGAGCTTGGTGTTTACATGGAGGCATACCAAATGGGTATCGTTGATAAGGTAGAAGTCTTAAAGAAGAATCCAGAAATATTTGATAAAGAAGCTATCCTACGCCGAACCGATGAGAAGAACCAGCTCATGCAGCAGGTTCAGGCTATGGGAGAGCAAATAAAGAATTTGGAGGGAGACCTCCAGACTGCCCAAAGGGAGTCTGTTAGCGACAGGAAACGGGTTGAGGTTGAAAAGTTTAAATCTCGACTTACAGATATCGCTTCAGACGCCAAAGCTGATAGAAGAGTTCAGTTAAACAATCTACAAAACAAGGTGAAGCTCGAAGCGGAGAAATTAGCATCTATTACAAAAGACGTTAGTTCTGCTCCAGAGGCATAGAGACATCTATTAAGGAGAATATATGGACAATACACAGACAGAGGCCGTACCCCAAGCTGATGGTTTGGTTGACAGTGGCCCAAGTATAGTTGAAGAAGTAAGAGCAGAGGCCGATGAACAGTATGTTGAATCGGCGGAAGGCATTGAGTCAGAAGAGCAAGTAGATTTCTCAGCTCCAGAAGTTGAAGCTACAAGCGAAACGATTCCAGCGAGCGAGTGGGAAATTGAAGCCCGCAAGTTCCAGTCAATGTATGACAAAACTCAAGCAGAGAATGAAAAGCTTAGAAGGCTTGAACCTCTGGGAGACTTGTTAGAATCAAGACCTGATTTAGTGGACGTCTTACAGCAAAACTTGAACGGACAGCCACAACAACAGCAACCGCAGCGAGAAGCTCAGCAAGGTTTACCTGCTGAGGATTTTAACCCTTGGGATGCTTACTACAACCCTGAGTCACCGTCGTTTAAATTCAGAATGAACCAAGATGTTCAGATGATGAATAATGTGGTGAATAATGCGTTGGGTGAGCAGAAACGACAGATGACAGAGGAGATAACATACAACAATACGGTTAATGAGTTACGGAATACATATAAGATGTCAGATGGTGATATCAATGAGTTTATGGGTTTTGTTACGCAACCGAAAGAACAAGTTGGGTTATCGAATCTGGTGAAGCTATATAGGGACGTTAATAAAAAAGGTAACGCCCCTGAGACGGCTGAAGCGGTGAAAGCCGCTCAGAACCAGCCTCGTACTGCTGGAGTCCTTCAAGGAGGTTCTCCAACTTCTCCCAAATCTGAAGAAAATAAGATGTGGGATGGCATTATGAAAGCTGGTAGCCGTAGTAGCGTACTTTAAAACAACATAACTGAGGAGGATATATAATATGGCAACATATAATAATCCCGGCCCGTTAAAGTTTGGTGACCCCGGTGCGGTAATTGATAGTGTCATTCCATCAAGGCGGCTATATAATTTCAGTGACAGAGTTGCTGATTTAGCTCCTGAAGAATCGCCATTTTTCGTTTACCTATCTAAGGTTGCCAAGGTTCCAACGGACGACCCCCAGTTCCGATGGTTAAAAGACCGTAACAAAATACAAATGTCCGAAAGAAGCTTTGCTTTGGACGCATCACACACTGTCCCAGCTGCTGGAAGTACTTTAACTTACACAGTAGATGATGCTGCTGGCGCTTCCGTTGACTGGCTTATTAAGGGCATGGTATTTACTGTTGGTGAGACTAATTCATCTACCAATGAGCCCGAAACGGCTATTGTACGGATTGAGTCTTCACCAGTAGACACTGGTACGGAAACAACTTTTACCGGTAAGACAATCTCTGCAGCTACAGGTAGTACTACTGCCGGTGTTGATGGTGATAAATGTACCGTAATCGGGACTGCATTTGAAGAGGGTTCGGGTTCTCCTGATTCTTGGTCACGTGAACTGGATAACGGTTCTGGGTATTGTCAGATTTTTAAGACAGCCTGTGAACTGACAAATACCGCTAGGGCAACAGTCTATCGCGGTTACGCAAGTGAGTGGGACAGAATCTGGAACTTGAAACTTCGCGAACATAAGGTGGATATTGAACGAGCCATGCTTTTCGGTCATTCCGCAAGTCAGAGTGGTATCAACTATACCGATGGTATTGTTGGTCACATTGTTAAAAACTCACAATCTCAAATCAAAGATAACGCTGTTCTTTCTTACACAGAAGATAAGGGTTATTTCTCTACGCGCACCGATGCTCAAATGACATACGATGCGCTGTTAGCAGACCTTGAGGTGGTTTTTGACCCTGCTCGCGGTGGAAGTAAAGCTAAGCTTGCTCTGTGTTCACTTCCCGTAGTTACGTATTTCAATAAACTAGGAAGCTCAAACACATTCCTATCAAGTGCCTACCATGCAAGCCATCCAATGTTTGCACAGGAAAAAGGTTCTTATGGGCATAAAGTTATGAAGGTGGAAACAATTCACGGTGATTTAACACTCGTTAAAGAGCCTCTATTTAGAGGTTTCGCATCACCATATATGTGTCTTGTTGACCTTGATAACGTAGCTTACCGTCCGCTTATTGGAAATGGTGTGAACAGAGATACGCACATTATGACCAATGTTCAGTCAGCTGATGAAGACTTACGCAAAGACATGATTCTTACCGAAGCAGGTCTGGAAGTTTCTCTTCCTGAAGCTCACGCTCTATTTAACTTTGAATCTAATTACACATCAGGTTAATAGGAGGTAATGAACAATGAGAAGTGCTTATCTAGAACAGAATAGTGGTGTTAGTGATATTGCTAACAAGTATGAGGTTATCACAGTTGCCCGTACGCTGACCGCTGCGGATTCAGGAAAGGTGTTTGGTATCGACCAAGATAGTGGTGCATACGAAATTACCTTACCATTAGCCGCTACGGCTGGAGCGGGTTGGAACGTAACATTTATTAATGTAGATGTTGGTTCTAATGCTGTAACCATCGCTAATAATACGGATGAAGATACTATCGTAGGATACACCTCTGGTGGTGATGGTGGAGCTGGTTCTTCCACCGATTCTACAGCGGTAGATGAAATCGTATTTATTAGCGGTTCGCAATTGGGCGACAAAGTTGACTTGTTTTGCGATGGTGTATATTTTTACGCCAATGCAACAGCTCACGATGTTGCGCACATTACTATAAGCTAAACCTGAATAACTAAGGGTAAACAGATTTGGATTCTGTGGGGTTGGTCGTATAAAGGGCCAACCCCGAATATCCTAAAATTTTTATAATTTGAGAATGGAGAAAACATGGCTGTTTATGGCAATGTAAAAGTAAAAGTGTTCATTCATCCCGGCAACCCCGGTATTGAGACTGGTGATGCAGGTACAATGGCAAGAGATATTAAAGATTATATTGACACATTAGATTCGACTAATAATAAAATATTATCTATTACACATACTCAACTTGCTGGCGATAGAATACTTACTATGGTGGTTGGTGGGGCTTAATGTCCTGTCAGCATTGTAAGGAAGACAATTCAGAGGGTTGGTTTTATTGTCGTAGTTGCGGCAAAAGGGCCAGTAAACCTTTGTATACCCCTGCAATCATTATAAGACATCCCGGCTTTGCAGCAGCCATAAGGAAAGACCAAATTCAATTTACGGAAACGACAATGGGAGAAGATATTGAATCGAAAGGGGGAGTAGTTCGTGGCAACGTTTAGCGCACAAGTAGTAGACCTTGTAGGTGCGTTTAGTGACGAAACAGCATTGGACTCTTTTATAACGGAAGGGGCTAATGAGGTTATTAATGCTATGCCTCGCTCTATGCAAGAGAGGGTAGCAGAAGAAACATCTTTTACCAATACCACTACCTCTGAGGGTAGCAAGGTACTTCACGTATTGAGAAATGACGGGACAATAGACCAGCCCTGTAGGAAGGTTCCAGCGAGAAATAGGGGTAGGATACAAGACTCGTCAGATATGCAGTATGCCACTGCTACAGACCCGGCTTACTATGTTCAGGACGCTCTTGTAACTATATTCCCCACTGGTACTGGTAAATTAGTTTCAATCCCTACTTATAATCAGGGCTCTGCTTTAGATGCGAGTGACCTTAGCACAATAACAAATTTTCCGAATGAAGCTGAATACTTGGTTGTCTTATATGCTGCCATAAAAGCGTTACAACAGAATATGAGTGGCAAGCTGGGCAATTCAGATATAACCACAGCGTTAACCGCCATGAATGCGGAAATAGACGAGACACTTACTATAGCGGATAATGTTCATACAGAAATTGCGATAATTAATTCTTCTGCTGACAGTGCCCTTACTGAAATAGGACTTGCCAATGCGGAAGTAGATAAGATGGCTACTGAAGTTGGATTAGATAATGCAGAGCTCGACCTTGCTAAAGTAGAAATAGCAGAAGCAGCTGTATTAGTAGATTCAGGCATAGATACTGCTACTGGAGCAATAACTACAGCCGCAGGTAGGGTTAATGCAGCTGTATTGTTGGCGAATCTTGAATTTGATAAATGTGATACAATGTTAGATTTGGGTGAGGCGGATACAGAAGGTGCAGTCAATACAGCGTTGGCAAAGTATATTACTGAATTAGATGAGACTCAGGCTATATGCGATTTAATTAATACTCAAGTTGATTCTGCAGTTTCAGAATTGGCTGAAGCCGCTGCTCTTGTGGATAATAATATAGATACAGCTGTAGGCGCCATTACCACTGCATTGGGACGGGTTAATACTGCGGTTGCACTTGGTAATGCTGAGTTTGATTTAGTGAACCCTGAAGTTGATTTAGCAAATGCTCAGGTGGATGCTGAAGATATAGAGCTTGCTCAAGGCTATATTTCAACAGCTCAGGGTTATTCCAATGCTGGGGCTAATTATATTCGTGAGGCACAAGCCTCTCTTTCTGAGGCTCAGGGATATGCTAATGAGGTGTCAGCTAGGGCTGGTCATGTAAGCGCTCAGGTTGGGGTGGCTCAAGGGTATATTTCCGCTGCTCAGGGATACGCCAACGAGATTCAGAGCAAAATTAATATTGTTAATGGGTATGCAACCGAAGTGCAGTCAAGGTTGTCTCAGGCTCAAGCAAAAAGAGAGGAATCACGTTCAAGAATTGAAGTGGGAAATGCATATTTAGCTGAAGCAAACTCATCAGCCTCAGAGGTACAAGCCTATGTTAATGAAGTTTCAGCTAGGGTGCAGCAAGTGCAGGCCCAAATTGGTGTTGCTCAGGGTTATATTTCTAATGGTGCGGGTTATTCAAGAGTTGCGGATGGATATGGAAAAACAGCACAGGGCTATCTTGGTACGGCGAGTAATTATTTACAGGCAGCGCAAAGTTATGCGTCTTCAGCGCAGTCATATGCCAATGAGATTCAGTCTAAAATAGGAATAGCACAGGCATATGGAAACGAAGCTCAATCAAGACTTGCGGTTGATACAACTGAATATAATTGGTATGAAAAACAACAAGCAAAACTACAAGCCGATTATGATAGAGGAATACAGCTTTTAGCTAGGGGTTAGGATGGCTTTTACAATAGTAACACTTAACACTTCTCCATCGTGGACAACAGTTGCTTTAAATACATCACCTTCATTTACCTTAGTCACATTAGATACCTCTACTACATGGGTATTGCCCGGAAGCTGGCCTGATATGACTGCTAATGACTGGGAAGATGAGACTAGAACTTGGCAGCAAATAGGATTACTTGGAAAGGATTCTGACTAATGGCAGTACATAGCCTAACAGTAAAAAAGATTATATCAAGAGTCAGGCAAGCGTTTCCCAATGCCCCAGAAACATACATTATGAATCTTATAAATGAAGCTATTGTTGAGCTTGGGAAGTATGCTACTAAGATAGAGTACGCAAAAGCAACAACGGTGGCAGACCAGCAGTGGTACACATTAAGCGATAGCAATGCTGGTGTTGAGATAAATAAGGTATATAGGGTTGATTTCATGGATTCTAGCGGTGACTACGTAAAGATACCGCGGCTGGTGAATAACGAAATACCAACAATGGATATAGACTAATGGCAAGCACATATAAATACCCGGAAGATTACATAGCGTGGTTTATCAAAGGCAATCATTTAGCTATCGTCACTCTCAAGGGTGAGACTAGCGGCAGCACGCACGCAAAGTACGGTCAATATAAACCGATTGATGAGGCTGTCACTAACGGTGTGCTAATACATTATCAGGCAGAACCAAATGCAGTATCGGCGATTACAGATACGCCAGACGTAGATAATGTCTTCCATACCAGTCTTATTGACTATGTGAAAGCTAGGCTCTACCAAGATAAAGCCGGCACTGCAGGTGACGCAGCTATAGCGAATGTAAGTATGAATATGGCAGTAATGCACGAAGGTAAATGGAATGAGGCAGTAAAGAAACATGGTATGCAGAAAAGAGATAAGACTGGCGGAGATAGACGAGTGTTAATGCCAGATTTTACATAAAAATTAGGAAAGAATTATGGCAGATATAAGAAAATATCAAACCGATGAACTTTTAAATAAGGTTTTAAACTCAGGCGAAGACGCTCTGAATGTAGACCTTGCTGATTCCGTAACCGTAACTGTTGACAGTGAATTTCCTGCAGCAGCTGCGATTACAGATAATTTCGCTAATCCAACAACTACATCAGCTATGTCCATGCTTATGGGTTATGAT